GCACTTCAGCAAGGAACAAATCCTCTTGCCAAACGGTATGAAGCTGCGCTATCCTGACATCCGAATCTCGAAAGAGAAAGGGGTGGTGTATGGCCCCGACGAGACTAAGCTGTATGGCGGGAAGCTGACCGAAAACATCGTTCAGGCGCTAGCTCGTATTGTGATGACCGATGGGATGCTGAGAACTCAAAAGAGGTACTCAGTGTGTTTAACCGTGCACGATGAAGAAGTGGTCATCGTGCCAGATGCCTATGTCCAAGAGGCAGAGCAGTGGGTCTTGGAACAGATGACCGTTGTACCGAAGTACATGCCGGGGTTACCTCTGGCAGCAGAAGTTAGTTCAGCAAAGCGTTATGGTGACGCAAAATAAAGGAGAGTAAATGGACATACCCAAGACAATACGGGTCGGTAACAAACGCTACACCATTAAGCTGCAACACGTTGACGAGCCATACACGACAGGCTACACCGTGGACAACTTAATTGTTATAGCGTCCAGCAACAAGACCAAACACACGACAGAGAACGAACGTGTTCTGACGTTCTGGCATGAGTTGACGCATGTCATCCTCGATCATGTGCGCCCCAAGTTATCCAACGACGAGCAGTTTGTCGAGCACTTTGCAGAGACAATGCACCAGATCGTCAAGTCAGCGAGGTTTTAATGAAAGCATGGTCCCACTCAGCACTCAAAGACTTTGAAGGGTGTGCAAGACGTTATCACGAAGTACGGGTGTTAAAGAATTACGTACAGAAACCCACTGAACAAATCCGCTACGGTAAGGAGTTACACAAAGCCGCAGAAGATTACGTAAAAGACAACACCCCCATACCCCCACAGTTCTCGTTTGTGCAGCCTACGATTGATGCGCTGCTTGCAAAGCCGGGGACTAAGTACGCTGAGCATGAGATGGGACTGACCGTAGACCTGCGCCCATGTGGTTTCAAAGATGAGAACTGTTGGGTGCGTGGTATTGCTGACTTGTTAATCGTTGATGAGGAAAGCCTGACTGCATGGGTGGTGGACTACAAGACAGGTAAGGACAAGTACCCTGACAAGGAACAGCTCACGCTGATGTCACTCATGGTGTTCGCGCACTTCCCGATCATACGCATGGTGAAGTCTGCTCTGTTATTTGTAGTGAAAGACACAATGGTCAAGCACAAAGTCATGCTTGAAGAAGCCACGACTTATTGGCAGGACTATCGTGAACGGGTAGCGCGTCTTGAAGCAGCGTTTGCTAACAACGTGTGGAACCCAACCGCAACACCACTATGTCCGTGGTGTCCTGTAAAGACTTGCGAATTTAATAAGGGGTATTGATATGACACAAGTAAACGGCAAACGTGATTACAAACACGCTTATAAATTACAGAAGAAATCAGGGGAAACCAAAGATCAGATTGAGCGCCAACGCGCAAGGAGAATGTATGACAAAGAAGGCATCGACCGAAACGGAAAACATATCGACCACGAAGTTCCTATCCGAAGTGGAGGAACTTCTACAAAACGCAATACAAGACTTCGACCCCCAAGTAAAAACATGGCTGACAACGGCAAGTAATGATGAACTGATTGCTTTATGGTCTACGCGATACGGCGAAGGATGGCGGCGCGATAACCTAAAGAAATTTCAGGTCAACTCTTGGAAGGCAGATGAAATCTTTGATATATGTTTTGCTAGCGAAATGCTGCGTAGGAATTTGTTAGAACGACACCACCACATGGCTGAGCAAGTAACCTTGTACAAACTAAAATGCAAATCATAGAAAATAAAGCAGTGTTACTCAGGACACGCAAGCCTGACAAGTACGCTGTCATACCAAGAAGTAAGGATCTCGGAGAGATAGCCCCCGGACTGCATGAGGTGCTCGTGTTTTGGGGTTTGGACGAAATGCGCGTCTTGCGTAATCTGGGCGTTAAAGCTGTACCGTCTCCCATCAAGGCTAAGTACAACTGGCCGGGGAAACTCAAACCGTTTGCGCATCAGATTGAAACCGCATCGTTCTTAACGCTACACCGTCGAGCGTTTGTGTTTAATGACCCCGGTACGGGCAAGACGCTGTCTGCACTATGGGCTGCTGACTACTTGATGCAGAAGGGTTACATAAGACGTTGCCTTATCTTATGCCCGTTGTCGATTATGCAAGATGCGTGGATGAACGGTATAAGTAAAAGCGTTGTTCATCGCAGCGCTATCGTGGCGCATCACCAGCAAGCAGTACGTCGTGTGGAGATGGTGCAGGGGGACTACGAGTTTGTCATCATTAATTACGACGGGCTGAACTTAATCTCTAACGAGGTCAAGGCAGACGGCAGATTCGACCTCATCATCGTTGACGAAGCGAACGCTTATAAAAACGTGAACACCCTGAAATGGAAGACGCTAAATAAGCTACTCACCCCTCAGACTTATCTGTGGATGATGACAGGTACACCCGCTTCACAGTCTCCACTCGATGCGTACGGGCTGGCTAAACTTGTTAACCCGACAGGTGTGCCGAATTTCTTTACGGCGTGGCGTGATAAGACGATGAATAAGCTAACGCAATTTAAATGGGGACCAAAAAAACAAGCACCGCAGCTTGTGTTTGATGCGTTACAACCGGCCATACGTTATACAAAAGAGCAGTGCACCGACCTACCACCCGTACTTGTTGAGACACGTGATATACCGCTAACACCACAGCAGAAAAAGTACTACATGCTGCTTAAGGAACGTATGCTGGTGCAGGCTGCGGGGGAAACAATCACAGCCGTCAATGCTGCGGCGGGAGTTAGTAAACTGTTACAGATCAGCGCAGGGGCTGCATACACCGACGACAAAGAAGTTGTTGAATTTGATTGCTCCCCCCGCTTGTCTGTGCTCATGGAAGTGTTGGAAGAAACAAAGCGCAAGGTATTAGTGTTTGCAGCATTCAGGCACTGCATTGATACGATTAATAACTATCTCACCAAACATGGCGTTGCTAACGAATTAATACATGGCGACGTGTCAGTAAAAAAGAGAACAGATATATTCAAGCGCTTTCAGTCTGAGGACGACCCGCGTGTTCTGGTGATTCAACCACAAGCTGCGGCGCATGGCGTAACGCTAACTGCTGCGGATACAGTCATCTTCTGGGGGCCAGTGATGTCTGTTGAGACTTATAAACAATGTATCGCCCGTTCAGATCGTATCGGGCAGGACTCAACCAAGGTGACAGTCATTCACCTGCAAGGCAGTGACATTGAGCGCAAGATGTTTAAGGTGTTGGAGGAGCGTGTGGACGACCACTCCATGTTGATAAAACTTTACGAATCGGAGGTTGCACGATGACAGATTGCATGTATAATCTTTGACATAACAAAAGGAGAGTTGATATGGAACAAATCCCAATGGACAAGTTGGCGCGTGTGTATCTCAAGATACGTGCACGTATTCAACAGCTTACGCAACAATACGAGTCTGAGGTTGAGGAACTGAAGGCGCAGCAAGATGAGGTCAAGACTGCGCTCAAAGATCAACTGATGGCTCTTGGAAGTAAGTCGGTGCGAACCGATCAAGGAACTGTGATCTTGTCTACCAAGACACGGTATTTCACACAAGACTGGGATTCATTCAAGCAGTTTGTCACAGAGCATGATGCGCTCGACTTATTTGAGCGGCGTATTCATCAAAGCAATATGGCAAAGTTTCTTGAAGAAAATCCCGCTCTCGTGCCCCCCGGTCTGAACTCTGATAAAGAGTATGACGTATCTGTAAGGAAACCTACTAAATGAGTAACGTAACAGTTTTTAATCCAAGCAAAGCCCCATCGTTTGCTAAGTCGCGTGGGCTGTCCACTATAGCTAAGTCACTCACAGGTGGCAGCGCAGCTAGTGGTAAGAACATCTCCATCAAAGGAGGTGTGTTTCGTTTGATCAGTGACGGTAAAGAGATCGCTGCGATTGATGATCGTCACCTTGATGTTGTGGTTGTTGCTGCTGCCCCCAAGGTTGGTCGTACGTTTTACATGGGCAAGTACGAGGAAGGTAAGACTACGTCCCCTACCTGCTGGTCTGCTGATGGGGATAAGCCTGACGCATCGGTACAAGAACCACAACATAGTAACTGCGCTGACTGCCCTCAGAACATTCAGGGTAGCGGAGAAGGTACAAGCCGTGCCTGTCGCTTCTCTC